TACCCTACAGAAATTTCTAATAGGGCTTCAAAAGTAGATAGTCTCATTGCAAGTAAAGATCCAAAAGCATTTAGAGAGCTTTTAGTTCATTACGGCAAAATCGAGGTTATTTAAATGCGTGGAGGGGATATCTCAAACGAGGTTCCTCTCCGAGTAGCTGTGACAGTTGATTGCGTCCTTTCCCGTAGACCAACAATCAAAAAAGTATTAGGTGTCACGGTGACTGGTCAAGAGGTTACTTATAACCGTCAAGCACTTTCTTTGTTTTGGCGATTTGCAGATAAGCAGGGTTACACCCTAGAGTTGGTCGGGTTCGACTATTCACAAAAAGACATGGACAGTGTCTTGGAAGATCTTGACAACTTAGGCACTAATCCGTTTAACTACGCACATTCTTATAACGTACCGGCAGATCTAGTTGCAGAACTTCCTTATAGACCAGAATTAAAGTATGTTGTAGACATTCCAGCAAGAGCTGGTCGTTATGGATCTTGGTATTTAGACATGGAGGCGATTGCAAATGGCAGCAGATAATGAGGTTCGTCTCTTATCTAGAGCAATACGTACTCGTGATATCACACCGCTACTTGAAGCTGGTGTAGAAGATAACTGGTTTTTTGTAGATGAAAATAAGCAAGTGTGGCGATTCCTACGTCAACATTGGACTAAGTACGCAGAAGTTCCAACAGCAGTAACAGTTAAAGATAATTTTCCCGCCTATCGTTTATTAGCTGTAGAAGATTCTGCTGAATACTTACTAGACCAGTTAATTGAGTATCGTAAACGTCAAAGCATTATTGAAGTAGTACAAACTTCCGCAGAAGCAATTGCTAGCGGGGATCACAACGCTGCCTTAGCTGTTATGAATCAGGGCATTGCCCGAATTGCAGACGATGGGCCATCAGAGTCTACGGATATCGATTTAACAGAAAATGCAACACAACGTTTTGAGGAATATTTAAATATAAAGACTAGACCTAACGGTTTAATTGGTTTTGCTACAGGGTTTAAAACTATTGATCAGGCTACTGCCGGTTTACAGCCGGGACAGTTAGTGACAATTATTGCGCCACCTAAAACAGGTAAATCTGTTCTTGCAATGCAAATGGCAGTGAATGTACACCGAGACGGGTTTGTTCCGATGTTCCAATCTTTTGAAATGACAAACATGGAGCAACAGCATCGTCACGATTCCATGCGAGCTCAGATTGCACACTCTCGCCTTATTCGAGGAAACCTTAACAAGGACGAAGAAGCTAGGTACATGAAGACGTTGGAAGAAATGGAGCAGATGCACAAGTTTTACTTAACTGATTCTGTTTCTGCTATGACCGTAACTGGACTTGCGGCAAAGATTGAAAAGATTCGTCCAGACATTGTGTTTATTGACGGCGTCTATCTTATGACCGACGACGTTAGTGGGGAACAAAACACTCCACAAGCATTAACCAGTATCACCCGTAATTTGAAGCATTTAGCTATGGCTAAGCAACTTCCTATTGTGGTTTCTACCCAGGTCTTGCTATGGAAGATGAAGAAACGCCAAGTGTCCGCGGATGCTATTGGTTACTCATCATCTTTTTATCAAGATTCAGATGTAATCCTTGGATTGCAAAGGCAAGATGAAGAAGACGACAGTTCTCGTGAACTTCGTATAGTTGCTAGCCGTAACTGCGGTCCAGCAACAAGTGATCTACTTTGGGACTGGGAAGAAGGGAAATTTGAAGAGTATGGATCTCCTCAATTTAAGTCCGTTTAACGGAAGCCAGTTATGCGCCGAGGTTGATCCGGAGTTGTTCTTTCCCGAAGAGTATGAAAACAGACTGGCAGTGCTTACTGCAAAGTCTGTTTGTAATGAATGCCCTCTAACCAGTGCATGTTTAACATACGCATTAGCTAACCCAGAACTTGACGGTATCTGGGGAGCTACAACTCCCAGAGAGCGACGTAATATGCGTCGCCGAAAGAAGGCATCAAGATGAAAGAAATTAAAGATTTAAAGCCAAGTTATGAAAACGCTATGGACCTTAGAGGAGAACCTACACACGTATGCGTTTGTGGATCTACCTTGTGGGATATAAAAGCTATGTTCCAAGATTACGAAATTTCTATGTACTTTTTAGACATGGAATGTTCTGAATGTGGCTCTATGGCTACGGCACCTACGTTAGTAGATATGCCAGAAGATTACGTAATGATGGATGACCGACCTAAGGAGGAATATGATGGGGAAGAAGAGTAACGAAGACGACCTACGTTCATATGGGTACATGACCCCAGGTGAATTTGTAGACGCTTTGGTTCCAGGACTTAAGGAATACTTACGACATAATTGGGGAGTTAAACCTGATGAGTTGTATCACCCAGAAGATTTGTTTTCTAACGCAGAGATCTATCTTCAAGTTGCTAGGCACGTAGCCGGTGATTTTATAGTCGCACCAAAAAGGAAGTAAATGTATAGAGAAGGGGATGTGCAGAAGGCTCTTCTGCGCTTGGGTATTCCGACCGATCAACGCAATAGTGAGTTGATCGGTATTTGCCCTATGCACTTAGAACGTACTGGGCGAGAAGACCATAACCCTTCATGGTCTATCAACCTAGAGACCGGTGTCCACCACTGCTTCTCCTGTGGATACAAAGGTACGCTCCTGACGCTTGTTGCGGAGGTTCAGGATTTTCAGACTAGCTGGGGACGTTTGGATTACGAAGCTGCTAAAACGTGGCTACGTAGTAATGTGGAGATTGATTTTGAGCTTCTATCAAAAGAACTTGAAGCATTAAAAGATTCTTACGTCTCGCCTCCTCGCCCCATTGAGATGGGCGAGGCACGGTTAGCTGTTTATTCTGAACCTCCCCAATGGGCGTTAGAGGCACGAGGCTTAACAGCGGAAGCTTGTGCTACTTATAGAGTTATGTGGGACGCTCGCGCAGAAACTTGGATTACCCCTATCCGTAACCCAGATACTGGGAAATTACTGGGGTGGCAAGAAAAAGGACAAACAAACAGAACATTTCGCAACCGCCCCACGGGTATAGCTAAATCTACAGCTCTATTTGGTTTAGAGGCTTGGGAACAAGGAACTATGCTTGTAGTTGAATCACCATTAGACGTAGTAAAAGTTTCTTCTGTTGGTTTTGGCCAACACACAGTGGCTACTTTTGGCGCTGTAGTGAGCGACGCTCAAGTAGAGCTTTTTCGTAAAGCTGATCGTTTAATTATGGCCTTTGATAACCCTAATATCGATGCCGCTGGCAAAAAAGCCTCACTAGCGATCTTGGCAAAAGTTAGGACGCTGGGCATGGAATGTTCGTTTTTTAACTACGGAGATTCCGGAGTTAAAGATGTTGGCGATATGACCGCAGACCGTATAAGATACGGTATAGAAAATGCTAAACACTGCGTATTCGGAGAGTCCGCAATCTACGGTTAGGGGCAAACATGTTAGCTTATTGGTCCTGGATTCTTGTAGCTATTGGCGTATCTGGAATTTTTCTTGTAGGTCGTAAAACAATTTGGGGTTGGCTAATCCTTTGCGTTAACGAGTGCCTTTGGATTGTTTACGCAGTAACAACAGAGCAGCATGGGTTTATTGTAGGTGCCATTATTTATGGCATGGTTTACGTAAAGTCATTCTTGCATTGGAAACGAGACGAACTCGTATGACTTTTACAGGCACATTACTTCCGTACCAACCGGAAGCCGTCGACGCCATGGTCGAACGCGGAAAGATGTTGGTTGCTTATGATTTAGGGCTTGGAAAGACTGTATTGACTATTGCGGCTATCGAATCGCTGATGGACAGCGGTTCTATCCGGGAGCCTGGTATCATTATCTGTCTTTCCAGCCTTAAGTATCAGTGGGCGGAACAAATTAGAAAGTTTACCGATGGAACTTCAACACCTCTGGTTATCGATGGAACGCCGAAGCAACGAGCAGCGCAATACGCCGAAGCTTTTGACTGGGGGCATTCACTCGTGGATTACGTCATTATTAACTACGAGC